GTTCCAGCGGCGATTACAGCACGGCGGGTTCCAGCGGCTATTCCAGCACGGCAGGTTCCAGCGGCGATTACAGCACGGCAGGTTCCAGCGGCGATTACAGCACGGCGGGTTCCAGCGGCGATTACAGCACGGCAGGTTCCAGCGGCGATTACAGCACGGCGGCAGCCACTGGGGCTTATTGCGGTGCAAAAGCAGATGGAAAAGACAATGTCGCAGTCGCAAACGGCGCACACAGTAAGGCACGGGGCGTTCTTGGCTGCTATCTGGTGCTGACTGAGTACGACAATGACGGCAATATGCTGTGGGCAAAGATGGCAAAAGTAGACGGCACCCACATCAAAGAAAATGTCTGGTACACGCTCAAAAACGGAGAGTTTGCGGAAGCAGAGCCGTAAAAAGCACTGCAAAACCAAATTGAAAGAAAGGAGCAGGCCATGCAGAAGCCGAGTCTTACGATAGGCGAATGCGTCCAGATCCTTCGGGACAACAACATCTCAAAGACTGAAAAGGTCTTGGGAGCGCAGATCCAGGCGGGGCTGTTTACCAGCTGGGCGATTCCTTCCGTAGGAACAAAAGAGCCCTGCCCGGACATCTCCCGCGCCGGTTTTATGGCGTGGGTGAAGGACTTTTACAAACTCGAAAAGGTTTATACAAAGGAGGAACCAAGAGAATGAGACTCAAATCGTTCGCCGTCGTCGGCACGGTAGGTCTGCTGGCTATTATCGGCGCGGTGCAGGCGGTGCGTTGGGCCTGCTCCTGGCTGGCCGTTGCACTGGTTTGCTGGGGCGGCTGGGACATCGCCGAGGCTGCATATGCCGCGCCTTGGATTATTGTTGCATCTACTTCCGGGCTGGCGATGTCGTTTTATGGGATGTATGAGGACAACAAACGGTATAAGCGCAGCGGTTACAGCAAAATCGTCCGCAACCATGCCCGGAACCCGGAGTATCCGCAGGATGAGGAGAAGGGCGCATGAAGCTGGAAGAGTTGATTCGGCAGCAGGCCGAAGAGCACCTTAAAACAGCCACACGGCTTGCAACGGAGTCCGCGCTCACGGGAGACATCTGGCTGCGGGTCATCTGCCGGGAAAAATCAGAGGTCTATAGCGCGGCGGCAGATGGGCTGCTCACAGCCCTCCACGATGCGGAGGACGTCGCACATGGCTGATTACATCCACTATGTCACATGGTACACAGTGTACAGCGCCAAAACCGGTGAGGTAGTGGCAGCGGGAACGTCCGCCATGTGCGCTGCGAAGCTTGGATACAAGACCGCCAACAGCTTTGTGTCTTCCGTTGGACACCGACGCCATGAAAAAAAGCACCCGCACAAGTACATTTTTGAGCAGGAGCGCATTGATCGTGCGGAGGTCGACTGTCTCCCTCCGCTTCGCCGTTACTGCAAAAAGACGAAAAGGGAACAGGAATATGAACGGTAGATATATGCGAGCCGCAGAGATTCGCTGGAATAATCGACAGCCGGAACGGCTGCGGCACATCCATCGGGATGAAACTCAAAAACAGCAGGCTTCATTCTGCTGCCATGCTTACCATAAAGGGGATCCTGGCAGATGCGATAAACTGGTTTTTGCCGGTTTTGACCCCGTGTTATCAAGTGTGCAGGCTCAGCATTGGGCGGACGAAAACTGGCCGCTTTATGACCATGTCGACGTCTTGGATTCTTCGGGCCGCAAGATTTACGGGAGGTAATACACATGAGTCAGACGTTAGCCCGCAGAGCGCGAATCAAAGACCTGTCCAACAAGGCCGAGGGCATTTTTCAGTACGTCGGGAACGACAATGTGCTGTTCCGACTCATCAGCACCGGCAACAAGCTCACCAGCGACGTCAACTATGCTGTGGCTCTGTTCACCGGCTTCGCCCGCAGCCATCAGCTGGGCAGTCAGGAGACCCGCCGCACAATCGACTCGATTTATCGCCGGGTCGGTGAGCTCATGTGCCTCATTGACATCGTCCACGCCGCCGCCGGCGAAGAAATCATGCCTGAGCCGTATGAATCCATAGATTTTTGTTACATGACCGAGTACCGCACCATGCTACGGGAAGCTGTCATTCGTGGGATGCCGGACAACTACAAAGGCCCAGCGCAGAACCCCTACACTGTCAGCCTTGTGCAGCCGGGCGTTGGCTACGGCGATGGTTACACACCGGACGAGTACGATGACGATTTCTTTGCCCGTTTCACTCGCCAGGAAGAACCCAGGGACCGGAAGCTTGTTTTCCGTTGCACCAAATCCGAGCTTGACGCCATCAAGCGTTATGCAAATATCATCGATATTAAATTTACCGAGGAGGAAATTCACCATGCCTGAAAAAATGAACCAGTCTCCTGCTGAAATGCTCAACCAGAATGCGGCTGTCGCCCAGAACGCCGAGGTGCCTGCACCTGTTGCGCCCACTGCACCCACTCAGCCTCCGCAACGTCAGAGCTACGCCGAGAAGGTTCAGGGCCTGACCATTGACGAGCGCAACTGGATGCTTGCAAAGTCCAAAGCCGCCGCGATGGCACAGCTGCCCGAAGGTTTTCTGCCTCAGACCTACACTGGCAATCCCGGCGCGTGTGCCATCGCCTGCGAGATGGCCCTGCGCATGGGTGTCTCGCACCTTTTCGTCATGCAGAACCTTTACGTCGTCCATGGTATGCCCACATGGAGCGGCAAGAGTTGCAAGGCCCTCATCGACAACAGCGGCCAGTTTGCAGGCCGCACCCGCTACCGCATGGAGGGCGAAGAAGGCACCGACAACTGGGGCTGCCGCCTGATCGGCGTGGACAAGCTCACCGGCGAAAAGGTCGAAGGTCCGAAAGTCACGGTCAAGATGGCAAAGGATGCCGGGTGGTGGAACAAGAATGGCAGCTACTGGCCCAAAATGACCGAAATGATGCTCAAGTACCGCGCCGCCGCTTACTTTGCCCGCGCCGAGTGTCCGGAGGTCCTGATGGGCGCCAACATCGACTACGAGGTAGGCGCTGGCGACGCCGAGGAAGAGGGTGCGGCCCATGCTTAATGTTGTTGCGCTGATGGGCCGTCTGGTCTACGAGCCGGAATTGAAGACCACCCCGAGCGGCATCAATGTGTGCAGTTTCCGCATTGCCTGTGACCGCAGCTTTGCCCGGCAGGGCGAAGAGCGCAAGTCCGATTTTATCGACGTCACCGCGTGGCGGCAGACCGCCGAGTTCGTCTGTAAGTATTTCCAGAAGGGCAGCATGATCGCCATCGAAGGCAGCTTGCAGACCCGTCAGTACCAGGACAAGAATGGTAACAACCGCACAGCCACCGAGGTTCTTGCGTTGCAGGTGAGCTTTTGCGGCGGAAAGGCCGCAGAGAAGCCCACTGTGCGCGATTTCGACCAGCAGACGGAAAATCATGTGCGCGAAGCAAACACCGCTCACAGCGCCCCGCAGAAGCCTCAGAGCGTACCGGAGTATTCGCAGGGCAGCGCAGACGACTTCTCGGTCATCGACGACAGCGAAGACCTCCCGTTCTAAGCCGAGAGCTGTGCTATCTGGCTATACGGGCGCGCAAAGGAGGTGATTGAGTGGCACAGGACGATAAAAAGTCATTTGTGGCGTATCTGAGCTGGTTCGACGCGCTGGAAGAATACTCCGACGCAGAGGTTGGGCAGTTGATGCGAGCTCTTGCACGGTACGCCAAAACCGGAGAAGAGCCCGAATTTTCAGACCGCGGGATGCGGGGCAACTGGAAATTTATGTGCAGCGACGTAAAACGGGCGTCTGAAAAATGGGATGAAACCCGCAAGAAACGCAGCAACGCCGGAAAACGCGGTATGGCAAAGCGCTGGGGAAAGCCTGAAGACATAACAAAAATAACAAACGATAACAATGTTAATGACGACATAACAAAAATAACTGTAGATGTAGATGTAAATGGAGATGTAGATGTAGATGGGGATGTAGATGTTGTAAAGCGCGATAACACCGCCGCCGTTGATATGGAGTTATCAAAAATCGTCCAGCATTACCAACGTGCTATCGGCGACTTCCCGCGTTCGGCACTGGAAAAACTGCAAAAATGGCGGCAGGAGTACAGCACGGAGATGATTTTGCTAGCGATCGACAAGGCCGCAGAAGCTGGGAAACGCTCGTGGAACTACATCAACGGCATCCTGTCTGGCTGGCAGCGGGATGGGATACGCACCCCGGGGGACGTGGCAGCGAATGAGCAGCACCGACAAGAACAGCCTCGCGGGAAACAAGCCACAGAAAGCACCGCAGAAGCATACGCAAATATTTTCAAGGGGGTGAAACCGTGACAGTGGAGATGATGACAAAGCTCCTTGCGGACGCTGAAGCCTATTTTGGACGGCCTCAGACCGCAGAGAACCGCGCAAGTATCGCGGAGATCTGGGCGAACTCATCGCTCAAGGATGTGCCGGATAAGATGGCCTATAAGACATTCCACGAGGTGATTTCGGAGTGCAGCTGGCAGAGCCAGCTTCTCCCGGCGTGGAAAAAGGCCATCGAAAAGGCCCAGGGTGAGCAGATGCTGGCGAAGCACTGCCTTGCTGCCCGCACCCGGATGCTCAAGTCCAGAAAAGAAAGAAAGCTTCTTGGGTAGGCAAACCAGAACGGAGGACGAAATGCCTAGATACAAAGTCATCGTAGAGTGCAGCGGCCCGCACGGGAACGCGGCGCTTACATACCGCATCAACGCCGCGAGTCAGTTTGCGGCAGAGTTCAGGGCCTGCCAGCTGGCGGGCGACCATTACCCCGAGTATCGGGACATCAAACCGGTGAGAACGGAGGTGCTGAAAAATGGATGAAGTGAGGTTGATTAACGCAACCCCTCTTGAAAAAGAAATGCAAGAATACGCCCTGTATATTGGACGCGAAACCACAAACGAGTGCGAAAGCACCGCTGAATGTTGCGCAGATATGGTGAGCGAGGCGCCCACCATTGACCCGGAGAGCTTGCGACCGACGGCAAAGTGGATTATTGTGCGGCGCATGGCAGATGGTGCGGAGTGCAAGTGCGGGAACTGCGGACGCAAAGAGGTTTTTACAACATTCGACCGGCACGCGGAACATGCCTATTGCTGCCGCTGCGGGCGCAAAATGGAGGGCTTTTATAATGACTGAATACATCCGGCGCGAGGCTGTGTTAAAGAGCCTGGAATATACCACGATAGGGGAGGTAGGAGCAGAGAACATTATCTCGCTTACCCTCCGTACGGCACGAGAAAAGGTTGAAAAACTTCCTGTTTTGCGGGGAAAAGACATCTTTCCCGCATGGCGCGACCCTGAAAAGGACCCTCCGGAAGTCGAAACCGAAGTGCTGATTTTGTACCGCAACGATATTGACGGATACAGTATTACGACAGCGCACTATGAAGATGGGAGCGTTTTTTTACAAGATAGCGCATGGTATTGGGAAGACCTTCCCGATTGGGGAACATACGACGAGGAGCGAGACGACTACAAAATCCCAAAAGGCTGGTGGGAATACCGCCACTTCAACCCGTACGACGTTTACAACAACCAGATAGACCGCCCCGTGGTGGGCTGGATGCCGATGCCGCCGAAGGTGCTGAAAAATGACGATGACACCGTGTAAAGACTGCCCCACTCGTCACCCGGTGTGCCACGACACATGCCCCAAGTACGCCGAGTTTAAGCGCCAGCGCGGCGCAGAAGCCGCTTACACCAGAGAGATGCTGGACACAGGCAAGGTCTACCACTACGACCACGAGGACCGCCACCGGGAACGTGGCCGCAAGAAGTACATGGGAGCGAACGGAGGAGCGGACAGATGAAACCAAAAACCAAATCTGAGCTGATGGCCGAGTGGGCCAGCCAGCCCGACCAGCTCAAAAGGGAGCGGGAGGTCAAGGCCGTCCGCAAGGCGATGGACGATGCCCGCGCCGTGATGCAGGACGGGCTGACCCGGTACGTCAAGAAAAAGACCAAAGCCCGCAGCATGGCAAAGGCTGAAGCTGACCCATTTGCTGAGCTGGAAGGCTGGGAAAGCATGGAGCAGATCCAGGATGCCTACGGCTATGGCGACATCACCGCAGACAGGCGGGACAAGCTCACCGACCTTTTGGAAGCCCGGGAAGCTGCCAGGAACAGCCGCAAGGGCGCGGACAAGTACCACGACCTTGTGACGGAGATGCTGGAAACGGCCATCCGCCGGGTGGGCAATGAGTACGCAGATATGCTGTTTGAGTATGACCAGCAACGCAGGGAAGCTGAAAAGCAGTGCGAGCAGCTGGCAATGGAAGGGATGATGAAAAAATGAAGGCTGTTCTGATAAGCATCAAACCTAACTGGTGCAAGCTGATTTTGAGCGGAAAGAAAACCCTTGAGGTACGAAGAACCCGCCCAAAACTTGACACACCGTTCAAGGTATACATCTACTGCACCCGTTCATATGACTGGAGCATGAAATTGCCCAAAATCGGGATGGAGAAGATGAACGGCAAGGTGATTGGCGAGTTTGTCTGTGATTCCATTGAAGAGGTCGATATTCCATATCCGGCATATCAGGACAGACTGGATGAATGTTTTACAAAAGATTCATGTGTGCCATATTTCCAACTGCACCGTTACGCATCCAAAAACAGACTTCATGACAATCTGTTTTTCTGGCACATTTCAGAACTTAAATTTTACGATAAGCCTGTGAAGCTTAAAGATTTTTGGGCGATACAACCCTGTACGCATCGCGGAGACTGTTGCACCTGCCGCAGATGGGACGCAAAAAAGCTGATTTGCCGTGGAGAAGCGTTCGGGATCGAACGTCCGCCGCAAAGCTGGTACTATGTGGAGGACGGCAGATGAAGCTGACCCTCTACGGCGACCCGCGCACCAAGAAAAACTCTGCCCGCATCCTCAAAAGCCGCTCGGGCGGGCGCTTTGTGGCCCCTAGCAAGGCTTACGTGGATTATGAGACCGACTGCCTGCGGCAAATCAAAAGGCCGCGCAGCCCTATCTCTGCCCGCGTTAACGTGAGGTGCGTGTACTACATGAAGACAGCCCGCCGGGTCGATCTGGCAAACCTCATCGAGGCGACCACAGACATCCTGGTAAAAGCCCGGGTGCTGGCAGACGATAACAGTCGCATCGTCGCCGCCCACGATGGTAGCCGGGTGGAGCTTGACCGGGAGAAACCACGGGTGGAAATTGAGATTGAAGAAATGGAGAGATAAAATGCTTAATACGCTGTTTGAAGTTGCAAGCACGCTGCTCATGGCAACACTTGCAGGGCTTTTCATCTGGTTTATTCTTAGTGATGGTGACCCGATTGAATATTTCAAGCGGTGGCTCAACCGCAAGAAACCTTGCCTTTGCGACCGGTGCGTATTTTTAAAGCAAAAATTTGGGGCGTCAGAATCCGGATATCACTATATCTGTCAGGGCAGCGACAAAGACGAAGGATACATAAATCCGCCTGAATATTGCTGCGATTTCAAAGAAAGGAGCACGCATGATCCACACATGGATACCTGACTCCGACACACCAAAGCCTGACATTGGCGCGGACTACCAGACCGTCAAGGCGTGGTTTCAGCAGTGCCGCGACCTTGCGGCAGATATCGAAGTCCAGAAGCAAAAAATACAGCGCATCCGGGACGTGGCCGAAAAATGCACCCAGAACCTGAGCGGGATGCCTGCGGGTGGTGGCAATGGGGACAAGGTGGGCTTCGCTGTAGAGCAGCTGGACACCGAACGCCGACAGCTTCAGAGGATGGAGACGGATCTGTGCAATTTGCGTGTCGAGGCCACCCGGCGGGCATACTGCCTGATAGCCGAGCCGGAATGCGCCGAAGCGATTTGCGAGCACTATGTCATAGGCAAGTCTCACAAAGAAATCGCAAAAGAAGTCGGCGTGTGCGGGGCAGATGTGGTCTACCGGCGAATCAAACGCGGATGCATGGCCCTGGCCGAGATATGGGACGAGTTTTCTGACGTGCAAAGTGTACAACATGCACAAGAAAACACAGCGTGATTTTGGAAGGGGTCAGCTCTTTTCAAGTCTGTAAGCTTAGATGTAAAATTCTAATAAGCGGTTCAGCGCTAAGCGGTAGCCGCTTGCCACGCAGCCCCCCAAAACGGTTCCTTCCTTGTGACAGGTTTTCATGCTTTCCTGTTCTCCTTCACCGTTTTGCGGGCTGCTTCTATGCGAGGTTTGGGAAGCCACATAACAGGGCTAGCAGTTTTGTGGAACGGTTCGACTCCGTAACCTCGCACCGTATGACGCATGGACTCATCCCCCACAAAGCTGCACGCTTAACCTCCCGTGCCACGAGAGAAAGCTTTGAATCCCTGAGGGTGTGGGTAGACTTCCCGATGGGATGTGCGTCAAACAACAGCCCTGGCGGAGAACCAGGGCTGTTTTATATGGCCGCCTGAGCGCAGTACGGAGCGCGTGTCAGCTGAGATATTGCTGGCTGGTTCGAGTCCAAGGGCGGTGTTTTATACTCCGGTAGCTCAAGTGGTAGAGCGGCGGTCTCCAAAACCGCATGTTGCAGGTTCGAGTCCTGCCGGGAGTGCTTGCATGATCTGACCAGAGCGGGGAGTGCAATAGCGGGGCATCCGGCCGCGAAAGTTCCGGGCGCAGAGGCTTTGCACCCGACAAGCAAGGCCTCTTATTTTGATATTCTGACCGTTCGGATTTTCCGGGCGGTTTTTCTTTTGCATGAGTTTAGAGAGGTGGTGGCGGTGGGCGCACGGCGGCTGACAGATAAGCAAAAAAAGAAGATCGTTGCGGACTATGTGCAGCTCCAGAGCTACCGTGCAACCGCAAAGCTGAATGATGTTTCAGACGCGACCGTTAAGAAAGTCGTAAAGGAAGACCCGGAGAGTGCGCGCTTGTGCGCACAAAAAAAGCGGGAAAACTCGAAGGACATGCTTTCTTACATGGAGAGCAAGCAAGGAGAAGCACAAGAGCTTCTCGGGCTGTACCTGAAAGCGATGGCTGACCCAGACAAGATCGCGGAAGCAACACTGCCACAGCTGTCCACGGCGTTCGGCACCATCGTGGACAAGTTTGCTATGCTGGGAGACCAGAGCGGCATAGAAGTCCCGGACGATGGCCTGCTTGAGGCCCTGAACGCTGCCGCAGACATCAGCCCGCCGGATGACGTGGAGATACTGCCAGAGGAAGAGGACGACAATGCGGAAAAGTAACGGTTTTCGCTGGAAAGCCCTCAGCCAGCGGCAAAAGCAGGTCCTGAGCTGGTGGACGCCGCAGAGCGCATACAGCGGCTACAACGGCATCATTGCAGATGGCGCTATTCGCTCGGGCAAGACCTTTGCCATGAGCTTTTCGTTCGTACAGTGGGCCATGACCTGCTACAGCGGGCAGCAGTTTGCCATGTGCGGCAAAACTATTGCCAGCTTCCGGCGCAACGTGCTTGGTACGCTCAAGCAGCAGCTTGCGGCCCGTGGCTACAACGTCAAGGAGCATCGGGCAGAAAACTGCATGACCGTCAGCAAGGGCGGCAGAATCAACGAGTTTTACTTTTTCGGCGGCAAGGACGAGAGCAGCCAAGACCTGATCCAGGGCATCACGCTGGCCGGGGCATTCTTTGACGAGGTGGCCCTGATGCCGCAGAGCTTTGTCAACCAGGCCACGGCCCGTTGCTCTGTCACCGGGTCGAAGTTCTGGTTCAACTGCAACCCGGGCAGCCCACAGCACTGGTTCTATCTGGAGTGGGTGCGGAAATGCCGCTCCCGCAAGATGATGTATCTCCACTTTACGATGGACGACAATCTGTCACTTTCCGAGGACATCAAGGCCAGATACCGCAGCCAGTACAGCGGCGTTTTCTATCAGCGCTACATTCTGGGCCGGTGGACGGTGGCCGAGGGCCTTGTATATGACATGTTCGACCGCAAGAAGCACGTCGTTGATGAGCTGCCGGCGCTGTCTCCAAAGAGCGCCTATGTGGCGTGCGACTTTGGCACCCAGAACGCAACGGTTTTTTTGCTGTTCCAGAAGCAGGCAGATGCAGACTGCTGGATCGTCACCCGGGAGTACTACTACAGTGGCCGCGAACAGAAGCGGCAAAAGACCGTGGGAGAGTATGTTGCAGACCTCAAGGCGTGGCTGAATGGCCTCAAGCCAGAGAGGATCATCGTTGACCCCTCTGCCCTGCCCCTGATTACGGAACTGCGCAAGAACGGCTTTACCCAGACCCCCGCAAATAACGACGTCCTGAGCGGCATTCTGGACGTGCAGACCATGCTGCAGACCGGCCGGCTGAAGATCTACAAAGACTGCAAGCACACGCTGGAAGAGTTCGGCGTGTACGCTTGGGACCCGGACAAAGACGACACCGTGCTGAAGGTAAATGACCACTGCATGGACGCTATCCGCTATTTCGTGCGCACAAAGCGCCTTGTGAAACTGAGGGATTGATTTTGAGCACTGTATACACATTCCAGACCTTCCAGCAGGCGCAAGCCGCCGGGGAACAGCCTGATTTCATCCGGCGGTTCGTGCAGCAGCACTGCAGTTCCGGACCTTACAGAATGGCGCTGGACGCTGATCTGTACGACGCCCAGAAAAACCCGGGGGCTGAACGCTTCGCGCAGGCTTACGCTTTGATGCTGAAACGCCTGTCCAAAAACACAAAGCAGGATGTCCTGCACCCCGATATGGTCAAGAGTAATCTTTTCCGGCGGCTCAACAAGCAGCGGGCGACCTACTCCCTCGGCAACGGCGTGGTCTTTGCGGACGATGGCGTGGACAAGGGCAAGCTTGGGCAGAACTTTGACGAGCAGATCCAGAAAGCCGGATATTTCGCCCTGATCCACGGTGAGAGCTTCGGATTCTGGAACAACGACCATCTGGTGATTTTCAAGCTGACCGAGTTCGCGCCCCTGTACGATGAAAAAACAGGCCTTTTGCAGGCGGGTGTGCGCTTTTGGCGGTTGAACCCGGACACGGATATGCACTATATCCTGTACGAGCTGGACGGCTTTACCGAGTATACGGAAAGCAAAATCGGCAATGTGATGCAGGAGACAACGCCGAAGCAGGCATACAAGAGCGTGACCGTCACCACACCCGGCGGCGGGCTGGAAAGCGTGGAGGGCGAAAACTACAGCGCTCTTCCCATTGTGCCGCTGTGGGGCTCCGACCTGCACCAGAGCACCCTTGTGGGCCTGAAAGCCTACATCGACAACACCGATCTGGTGATGTCTGGCTTCTGCAACGACCTACAGGACTTTTCGCAGATCTACTGGCTGTGCGAAAACTTCAACGGCATGACCGATGACGAGCTGCAAGAGTTCCTTGTCAAGCTAAATCTGTACCACATTGCAGGCGCAGACACCAGCGAGGGCGGCAAGATCGCCCCCTACACCACCGAGATTCCTGTGACGGCCCGGCAGGCTCTTTTGGAGCTGCTCCACACCCGGGTCTATGAGGACTTCGGCGGTTTGGACGTGCATTGCGTGAGCGCGGACAGCACCAACGACCATCTGGATGCAGCCTATGAACCGCTGAACCAGAACGCGGACGACTTCGAGGCGCAGGTCAAGCCGTTCATCCGGCAGATCTGCGCACTGGCTGGCTTTGAAAACGCTATGCTGACATTCAACCGCAGCAAGATCACAAACACGGCCGAACAGGTCGCAACGGTGATCTCCGAGGCACCGATCATCGGGCAGGACATGGCCATTGACCTGCTGCCCAACCTGACCCCGGAACAAAAGGAGCAGGCCAAGGCCGCGCTGATGGCGGAGAGCGAAGAGCGGGAGACCGTGGACAATGACGAGGATGACAACGGTGATGAAACATGATTTCTGACCGTGACCGCATTTCCACCCGCCAGCTGAACCGCCTGCGCCGCCGTATCCTGAGAGTGTACGGCACTGCCCGCCGGGAGATGCAAAAGCAGCTCACCGATTTTCTGAAAAAGTACCGAGCTTTGGACGAGCGCAAGCGGGCGCAGCTGGATGCAGGCGAGATCACCGAAGAGGATTACCGCATCTGGCTGCAGAATCAGGTCTTTCAATCTGATTTGATGCAGGCAAAGCTGGACGGCATCACGCAGACCTGCACCACAGCCCAAGAGACGGCCTACAAGCTAGCCCGGGATGAGCAATACAACATCTTTTCCTTTGGCGCAAACTGGACTTTCTACGAGCTGGAACAGGCCGCAGGCGTGACGTTCGGGCTGACCCTGTACAACACCGAAGCGGTCAAACTCCTGCTGAAAGAGAATCCCCGCATGGTGCCCAACAAGCGCATCAAGAGCGAGAGCAACCGCACCTATGACGCCCGGGTGTTCAACCGCTACGTCATGCAGGGCATCGTACAGGGCAAGAGCGTCCACGACATCGCCGTGCAGGCCGTCAACGGCATGGCTGATACAGAGATCCACTGGGCCATGAACAACGCCATCACAGCCCTTACCAGCGCCCAGAATGCCGGGGCTTTGCAGCAGATGCGAAACGCCCAGGCTTTGGGAATCGAGGTCAAAAAGCGGTGGAACTCCACCCACGACTACCGCACCCGTGAAATGCACCGCCTGCTTGACCAGCAGACAGCAGAGCTTGACGAGCCGTTCAAGGTCATGGGATACGAGATTCAGCGCCCCGGCGACCCCAACGCAGCCCCGGAGATGGTTTACCACTGCCGCTGTGTGCTGTCCTCTGCTCTGGGCAGGTATCCCCGGCAGAACGCCATGCAGCGAGACAATGTGACCAAAGAGACAACGCCCGTCATGGACTACAACGAGTGGTATAAATCCAAGGGCGGAAAGGAAAAAGAGCAAATGTAGTGGGCAGAAGAGAGAAAACGGAGAAAGGAGAGCGCAAAGCATGAAAAATAAGAAGTTTGGGATTGTCGTAATCAACGATGACTTTTTCTTGAACTTTTGCCGTGATTTTAAGCCTCCGTGTGGTTACATTAAGCCAAAACACGCGCGGCCTTCCTACGGAAATGGCGCAAAGAAGCATGGAGCACACAAACGCATTATTAGGACAATGGAAGGATTCAGAAAATGAATGTCTTGACGTTGGGCAGAGCAGGAGGAAGAAGGAACGAGAATGAAGCATAAAAATAAGGCCCTGCCACCCGGCAGAGCCTAAAGGTCACAGACCTTTGATTTGGTTGAGCAGAGCCGCACGCAGGGCATCGGTTTCAGCGTCCGCTTGTGGCTTGTTCGGGTCATCCGGGATATATTCCAGTATATCGCCGGGCTGACAATGAAGCACCTCACAAATTTTGTCAAGCGCCCCAACGGGAAACTGCTTGATAGTGCCAAGACAGATTGCTGATATGGTAGGCGGTCTAATCCCAGTAGCTTCAGCGAGTTCCTTTTGGGTCATGTTTGCGTCTGCGAGCAAGGCCTTTAAGTGATAGCTTATCGACATTTCTAACACCTCTTTTCCTACATCTATAATACTACGCCATCCGTTAATAGTCAATACGCAAAACGTAAAAAATATTTTTGAAAATTACGGAAAACGTATTGACGAATTACGCAATTCGTAGTATAATAGATGCATGGAAAGGAGGTCAGAGGTGCAAGGGAGCAAATACCGGGAGGTGATGCTCCGTGACTAGCAAGGAGTTTGCAAAGCTCACCAGAGCCGAGCAGTTGGCACGGTTTGACGCATATAAAAAAGCGGCCAGCGCTGGAACGCTGAACCGCTAAGACACAAGAAAGCAACCAGTCAAGAAGCCCCTTGCACCTCCATTTTATTTTTTTATAAGCGATTTGTCAAGTAAAATGTGAGGTTTTAGCAATGGAAACACCAAAAATCACGAAAGTGGAGCTTGAACTGGATGCTGTTTCTGGTGAACTCCGAGTAATGCACGACCTGTTGAACATCTTTGCCAACTGGTTTGAGGAAACGCACAAGACCGATATGATCAAGCGGGAGCGCACCAGCGAGCTTGTGAGCCAGATTTGGAGAGAAGCCCCGATGTACAACTCCATGCTGACGGCCCTGTTTGCATCCCTTACCGGTCTGGAAAAGGAAGTAGACGAAGTACTTAACTATCAAATTGCAGAACAAGAGGTAAACGCATGAGTAACATCCAGATTTTCAACTACCGGTCCAACGAAGTCCGCACCGTAGAGATGGGCGGCGAACCGTGGTTTGTCCTCAAGGACGTGTGCACAGTGCTGGGCATTTCCCACATCACGGACACCGCCAAGCGCATGGATGAGGATGAGGTCGGTCAGACCGAGGTCATCGACAGCATGGGTCGCAAGCAGTCCACCTACATCATCAATGAGAGCGGCCTGTACAACGTCATTCTCCGCAGCGACAAGCCGGAAGCCAAACCGTTCCGCAAATGGGTCACGTCCGAGGTGCTGCCCTCCATCCGCAAGAATGGCGGTTACATCGCCGGACAGGAGCAGCTCACCCCGGAAGAGCTGATGGCAAAGGCGCTGCTTGTGGCAAACAAGACCCTTGCAGACCGGGAAGCCCGCATCTGTGAGCTGACCGCACAGAACAGTCAGCTCACCGTGGAGAAGCAGATCATGCAGCCCAAGGCCGAGTATTTTGACGAGCTGGTTGACCGCAATCTGCTGACCAACTTTCGGGAGACCGCCAAGGAGCTGGGCATCAAGCCCAAAGCCTTTGTGGCATGGCTGCTGGAAAAGAAATTCCTTTACCGTGACCAGAAAGGCAAGCTGCTGCCCCGAGAGGACAAGAACAGCGGCCTGTTCGAGGTCAAGGAAGCCAAGAACGACAAGACCCAGTGGAGTGGCGTACAGACGCTTATCACTCCCAAAGGCCGAGAGACGTTCCGGCTGCTGTACCTGTAACTGAATAACCGACCCTGCCCCACACCGGGGCGGGGTTTTGTTATACATAGAGTAAACCATGAACTTTAACTACGACATCAAATTCACCGACAACGCCCCGCAGCTGCATGAAGCGCTGGACTCGTGGGCGGAGCGAGTGCTGACCATCTGGGGCATGAAGGTGCAGGACTACGCCCGGCTGCTTGTGCCTACTGGCACGGCAGACAGCACGGGCATTGAGGGCTACGTGGGCGGCGCGCTCAAGCAGAGCCTGACCTACGCCGTAGACCTCGCAAAAAAGACCGTGACCATCGGGTCGAACCTGTTTTACAGCGTCTATGTGGAGCTGGGAACGGGCATCTTTGCCGAGAAGGGCAACGGACGAAAAACGCCGTGGGTCTGGAAGGACTTCAACGGTGGATGGCACTTCACCCGGGGTATGGAAGCCCGCCCGTTTCTCCGCCCGGCGGTGGAAAAACACATTGATGAGCTGCGAGAGATCGCCGTGGAAGAAGCAGAGAAGGGAGAATGACCGTGGAACAGCAGGATTGCAGCAACTGCCGTTGACATGATGGCTTTTCGTGGGTGTGCTTCAATGGTTGCTCTGAGCGGGCGGCTGATTTTACAGACCCGGAGGACATCTGTCCGGCGTTTGAAGCGGAGATTTCTCCCGAAGCTTAATACTCAGCGGTTGGCGCACAGCGTCAGCCGCTTTTTTATGCCGCTTTAGCTCAGGTTGGCAGAGCACCGGATTTGTAATCCGGGGGCCGTGGGTTCAAGCCCCACAGGCGGCACCACACCGGCAGCACGTCCGGCAAATTAAACCTTATTGCCAAGCATGGCAGCCCGAGCAAGGGCGGAAAGGACTATCACATGGCACTCAAAAGAGCTGACATCCGCACGATTCTGGAGAACACCGAAACCTCCAACGATGACAAGGCGAAAGCCATTCTGGACGCCCTGCACAAGGAGACGGACGAGCTCAAAGACCAACTGGATGCAGAAAAAACAGCCCGCACACAGGCCGAGAAAGAGCGGGACGAGGCCAACGGCGGCAAGCAGGCCGCAGAAAAGGCTCTGACCGACTACAAGGCCCAGCAGACCCAGAAGGACACCCGGGCCACGAAAGCAGCGGCCTACAAGCAGCTGCTGAAGGACAATGGCGTGCTGGAAAAGCACTTTGACCGCGTTGTAAAAATGACCGGCGCGGACATCGACGCTTTGGAGCTGGACGAGAACGGCAAGGTCAAGGACGCAAAGAAGTTTATGGACAGCCAGAAAGACGTATGGGGCGACTTTGTGGCCACGACCACGACCACCGGCGCAAAGGTGGACACCCCGCCCACCAACAACAGCGGAGTTTCCAAAGAGGACTTCGAGAAAATGAGCCTTGATGCCCGTATCAAGCTCAAAAACGAAAATCCTGAGCTGTATCAGCAGCTGAGGAAAAAGTAAGAAAGTGAGGACATTTTATGGCAGATACTTTTGGCGGTTTCCCGTTTGACGTTGAGGTGTTCGGCGATTACATGGCCGAACAGAACACCATCAACACCAACATCATCGCATCTGGCGTCATCCGTGAGGACGCTTCTATCATGAGCCTGATCGGCGAAAAGGGCAACGTGGCGACTATCCCGTTCTACACCGAGCTGGACGCAAACGCTTCCCCTGCACTGAACAACGACGGCAACACCAATAACGAGCCCACCGACATTTCCGGCAGCAAGCAGACCTGTATGCTGATCCAGCGCATGAAGGCATGGAAAGCACAGGACTTTACCCGCGAACTGACCGGCGCAAAGCCCATGGAGCACATTGCGCAGCAGGTGACCCACTTCTACCAGCAGGTATGGCAGAAGGAACTCATGACCGAGGTTGACGCAATTCTGCAGAATACCGATATGAGCTCCCATATCTACGACATCACCAAAAACGACAATAGCAAGGTGGATGCAGAGACCATTCTGTATGCACAGCAGGCCGCGTTTGGCGATACCGCATCTTCTGGCGGCCTGATTGTGCTGCACAGCATGATTCTGGCAAAGTATAAGGCCCTGCAGTTGGTCGATTACGACAAGTACACTTTCAACGACGCACTGCGCACCGAGGTCACTCTGCCCCGCATTGGCGGCATGACGGTTCTTGTCAATGACGCAGCAACTAAGGCCTCCGTGACGTTGTCGAGCGGCGCAACCACTGCTTACAACACCTATTTCCTGGGCGTCGGTTCCTTCGTCGGTTGCCGCAAGACCAACTACGAGAACCCCTACTACACCGATTACGACCCCGAAGAGAAGGCCGGTATTCAAAAGCTGTATACCAAGGAGGGCCGCGTGATCCACCCCAATGGCTTCAGCTTCAAGGCAGACAACGTGACCGGCGCTTCGCCTGCGACCACCGATCTTGCCAAGAAGGCAAACTGGGAGCGCAAGTTCAAGCCCGAAAACATCAAGATCGGTAAGATGGTCTCTCTGGGCTAAGACAGGAGGTGACACCGCATGACCGTCCCTGAGCTGTGCGTTTACACGCACAATTTCTTTGACCGGGCAGACGACCCCATTGCCGGGGAGTTTGTCTTTGAGCCGGATACCGTTCCCGCCGGGGTAGTGCTGGGGCAGTATTTCCTCGTGTGTGGCTCTATCTTCAACGACGGCGTACACAAAGCCGGGGACGGCGATTTGATGGCCGAGACCTTTAACGGTACGGTGCAGCCTATGCGTGTGCCGCCCGCTTTTGCCGCGCTGGCCGAAAAAATCGACGCTTACGACAAGGCGCTCCCGTCCGGCGGCGTGTATGTATCTCAGTCCTTCGGCGGCTGGTCCGGCACGATGGCTACAGGCACGGACGGCCTGCCTGCAGACGGCAAGACCCGCTATAAATCCGAGATCAATCAGTGGAGGAAGATGTGACATGGTCAATCCGTTCACTGCATCCACCGTGATGCAGAGCTTTACCAAAAAATTCTGCTTCCAGACCCGCAGCTATGAGCCGGATGGCGTCGGCGGCTTTGTGTCCGGCTGGACGGACGGCCCGGAATTTGAGGCCGTAGAGCGCCACGACACCACCGTGGAGGCTCAGGTTGCAGAGCAGGCGGCTACAGCGTCCACCTATACGCTGCTGGTCAACACCGGTGTGCCGCTGGCCTTCCCGGACTACATCAAGCGGGTGAGCGACGGGCAGACCTTTCAGGTGACGAGTGCAGCCGATGAGGGCAAAGCCCCGCCGGAATCCGGCATGGGCCTGCGGGCCGTGAAGTGCAAAAAGGCGGTGCTGCCGTGATGGGTCCCTCTGAGAGCATTAACCGGGCGCTGAACACTTTTTTCAACGGGTTTGGCATCCCGGGCTATCTGGAAGACAACATCCCACCCAGCGCAACACTGCCGTACCTGACCTATCAGCCGACAATTCCCGGCGGCTGGAATGAGTCCGGCACCTTCCACGCCCGGCTTTGGTACCCGAGTGCCAAAGGCCGGACACCTATTTTACAGACCGAAGACAAGATAAGCGCAGCCCTTGCAGATAGCTTGACCATCGAATGCGAGGGCGGCGCTATTCTTTTGCGCAAAGGCAGCCCGTGGGCGCAGCCACTCGACAACCCGCCCGAGGGCTATCTGTGCGAATACCTCAATTTTGAGCTTACACGGCTTATCCCGTGAGAAAGGATCCTTTATGCCTGAAACTCTGGCAAAAAAGTTCGCGGTCAATGTGCTGACCCCGGATGCGTTCAAGAGCATCCCGAAAGGCTCCGGCAATCTGCTTTCCACATTTGATCTTTCCGCTCCCAAAATCGACAGCACCAATGTCGTGTGCGCCACGCAGGGCGGCGTGACCATCTCCTACAGCAACAGCATGGAGGATACGCTGGCCGACATCGACAACGCACCCACCAACACCAAGCAGGGCAATGAGGTCACCGGAACAACCGCCACCATCGCCTTTACCACTCCCAACGCAAGCCCCGACGTGCTCAAGCTGGCCATCGGCACGGCTGACATCGATGCGGACGACCCCACCCATGTGGTCCCCCGCATCGAGGCTGCCCTGAAGGACTACAGGGAGCTGTACTGGGTTGGCCCTATGATCGGCGGCGGCTTTCTGGTTTGCAAAATTTTCAATGCCCTTTCTTCCGGCGGCCTGAGCCTCAAGACGGCTCACCGCGGCGGAGGCTCCATGCAGATCACTCTCACCGGCTACGCCGACCTGGAAAATCCCACTCAGGCCCCCATGGAATTTTACTCGATCGTCAAGGCCCCGACCGGGGACTAAGGAGGACATATGCGCAATATCATCGATCTCGACGGCACCGAATACCTCAAGCGCACCTATGAGTGTGCGCAGGCTTATAAAAAGTACGTGGCAGACTCCGGCGTGATGGACATTCTGGGCCGCGAGCCGGAACTGACCGGCACGGAGACGGACGCAGAGCGGCTGGAAAAGCGCCGGGCGCAGGCTAACAAAAACGCCGTGGACATGACCAAGCTGCTTTACACGGACAAGGCAGACCTCACCCTCGGCATCCTGCCCCTGTTCGTGGTGCTGGACAAGGACGAGGAGCAGCCGCCTACCCGGGTGCTGGCCTCTGCCATGAGCCGGGCGCTCCGGGATGTGGATTTCATGGATTTTTTTCAGTCCTTGATGTGATCGGCGCGGACGGCTACCGGCGGCTGGTATCCACCATCCGGCTGGATATGCTCCGGCTGCTGGGCAAGCCGTACATCATGGAGCATATCCGCGCCGAGGTGCGCAGGCATCAGGAGGCGCAGCTTTTCCGGGACTATGTGGCCGACGCCATCGGGCAGTATCTCGGCATCCAGCCCCTTTACTCCGGGCTTGCATCCAAGCATTTCCCCCTGCTGCGCACCAAAGAAGACACCCGCACGGCGGAGCAGATCACCGCCGAAAATGCAAAGGCTCTGGCAGAGCTGTGCGGAGGAGGTGAAACGCCCTGAACATATTTAATCTGGAAGCGACTCTGTCGCTGGATGATTCCGCTTACCGGCAGAGCATCCAAAACGTGCAGAACAGCACCAAAAGGGCTGTCACGGAGCTGGGCTCCGAGTACAGCAAAGCGGCGCAGAAAGTTGCCGAGCTGACAAAGCGATACAACGAATCGGCTGAAAAGACCGGGCGCACCTCTGCGCAGACCAAGGAGCTGAAAGCTGCTCTGGCCTCTGCCCGAGCCGAACTGAAAGAGACTACCTCGGCCCTGAAATCAGCCAACATCGGCATGACGGAGTTTGGCGGTTCATCCGAGACCGCCAGCGGATCTCTCACCGGAGCCATCACCAAAGCCAACCTGCTTACCGGCGTCATCTCCAACGTAAGCTCCATGGCCCTGTCTGCGGCCAAGGATTTTATCCAGACCGGTATCCAGTATAACGCCCAGCTGGAAAGCTACACCACCGGGTTTACCAACATGCTGGGCAGTGCTGAGGCGGCCAAAGCAGCCATGGACGCCATCCAGGAGGACGCCGCCCGCACCCCCTTTGACGTGGCGAGCCTGACACAGGCCAATCAGCTGCTCATCAGCGCCGGTGAAAATGCAGGCTACTCCCGCAAGGTCATCATGGCGCTGGGCGACGCTGTTTCGGCTACAGGCGGCGGTAATGCAGAGCTGTCCCGCATGTCGGCAAACTTGCAGCAGATCGCCAACGTGGGCAAGGCGTCCGCCATCGACATCAAGCAGTTTGCCTATGCGGGCATCAACGTCTATCAGGTCCTGGCCGACTACACCGGAAAATCGGTGCAGGAAGTCCAGAAGATGACCATCAGCTATGATACTTTGTCTCAGGCCCTTATCGCGGCCAGCGAAGAGGGCGGACGATATTACAACGCCATGGACACCCAAAGCCAGACCATGAATGGCCGGGTATCCACGTTGAAAGATAACGTGAGCCAGCTGGCGGGTCTTATGACGCAAGACCTTTCTGGTGCCGTTGGGAAAGTCATTGAAAAACTCAACGATATGACCGTCGCGGCACAGGATGCCTACAAAAAAGACGGATGGACCGGACTGATTGGAGAAGTTACGGGCTTGGCTGATACTGCCGACCGAGCAAAATCCGCATTTGCTGGATTGAAAGCGGTTATTGACGCGCTGAAAAGTGGAGACATCTCCCTAACAAAAGGAGACTGGGACGCCGTATATTGGGAGGGTTTCAATAACAAATATCAAAACCAGAAAGCAGGCCAGAAAGACACCAATTACTGGAAACAGTACGGCGAACGGATGGCAAAGCAGTATGGGCTTGATAAAAATGAAAGCTCCATTACAACCAGCCCGTCCGGCTCCTCCGGCGGCAGCGGCGGGAGCTCTTCCAGTGGAAAGTCTGGCTCAAGGTCCACCACCGAAACGGTCATTTCGTCCATCTCCAGAACGGCTACGACCACCGCTCAGAATGCCCTTGGCACCGTGACCACCAGCATCCAGACTCTGAGCGAAAAGGTCAAGGACAGCGCGGGCAGCATCAAAGACCGCATCACCGAGACCACCACCGAGACCGGCAAGGAGATGGTCAACGGCATCGAGACAACCTATAAACAGGTGGAGACCAAGGTCAACGGCGTGGTGACCAAAACCACAAAGACGTACGACGATATGTCGAAAACGCTGGCAGCCACCCTGACCCGCACCACCAGCAAGGTAGAGGGCGGCGTGACCACGGCGATCCAGGAGGTCACCAAAAAATACGCCGACGGCAGCGAGCACATCGAAAAGACCGAGACCATCACCGAAGAAAACATCGTCGATGGCGTGGCCCAGACCACCAAGACCATCAATACCTATATCGACGGTGTGCTCCAGAACACCAAGACCGACACCGAAGAGGCCGAAAAAAGCATCCCGGCTGCGCTTTCCCGCACCGAAAAGTATATCTCCGAGATCCAGGGGCAGTCTGACAAAGGCATTTTCGGGCTGGTAAAGTCTCTCTTTACTGACATCAAAAACAAAGACGGCAAGGCCATCGCCGGGGATGTGGTAAAGGTCATTTTCGGACAGGTGACGCAAGAGCAGCGAAACACCATTCTGAAATGGGCAGACGATGCAATGACCGCCATCAATGAGCACTACGCGCAGGGCGGCATTCAGGGGGCGCTGCAGAGCATTGCAGACCTCTTCAGCAACGGCATCACCCCGGCAGTCAACGGCTCCACCAAAGAGGCGCAGAGCTTTGCCGCCGCCATGAAGGGCCTTTCCGGCACCGGAGGCTCTGGCGGCATCGTCAGCAGCATCCTCAAGCTGTTCGGCGGCGGTACAAAGGCTGCGGCGGCTGCCGGTGAAGCCGGGGCCGGGCAAGCCATTGCGTCCGCAGCGGGCGGAGCGGCCTCCTTCTTCCCGGAGTGCCTTGCTGTGCTGGCCGTCATCGCAGAGGGCGTTGTGGGCTTCAAGATGGGCCAGAACGCCCGCGCCCGCGAGGATTCTGGCGAAGAGCGCTCTTTGGGAAGCAAGCTTCTCTCCGGCGCGCTTCTGGCGGCCACCGGCCCTATCGGCTGGATCAGCTATTTCTTCGGCAAAAAGTTTGGCAAAAAGTCCTCGTCTTCGCCTGCTGCGGCAGAAAGCGCCTCGTCTGGTGCCATGAGCTATCTGGACATTCAAGACGCCTACTGGTACGGCAACGAGCGGGCTTTTGCGGGCTACGACTACCGCAGCGACCCCTTTACCTACAACCCCAACAACAATTCCGTCCCCAAATATCAGGCAGAGATACAAGCCCAGCTTGCAAAGCTGAGCACCGTAGTGGAGCAGTATCTGCCCGACGTGGCAAATCAGCAGATCGTGTTGGATGACGGCACCATTGTGGGCGCTCTCGCCCCCGGCATGAACGACCAGCTGGGCCATATCCAGATGCTTGCAGAAAGGGGTAACTGAGATGTACGAGATTTTTGCGTATCCCTACGGTGACCCCGAAAACAAGCTGACCGTCTATCAGCCGGGCAACCGACAGGCTGTGGTGCTGTCGCCCAAGCTTACCCGCGAGGTGAGCAAGGGCGGCAGCCTTACTTTTACCATGCTGCGCACCCACCCCTGCTACGAATCCATGCAGAAGATGTCCACCGCTGTGGCGGTGCATCAGGACGGCAAGGAGATATGGCGGGGCCGGGTGCTCAGCCACGAAGCCGACTGGCTCAACCGCCGGGTCATCTACTGCGAGGGAGCTCTCAGCTATTTCAACGACAGCTGCATTACCCCTTTCAACTACGAGGGCAAGCTGAGGGATTTTTTGGAATACCTCATCAAAGCCCACAACTCCCAGATCTCCGGCGGCAACGGCTACGAGGAGCAGACCAGCTACGACAAGATGAAAAAGTTTGAGCTGGGAAGGGTGACTGCCGCCCTCGGCGACCTTGTGGTGAGCTACGGCGACCGCAACCAGTACGGCGTGGGTGAGGACTACGGCAGCACATGGGACATCATCAGCAAAATGGTGCTCAAGACCTACGGCGGCTACGCTTACTGCACCTATAACTCCACCACCGGCATGAACGTGCTCAACTACTGCGACCAGGCATACGAGGCTGACCGGCAGACTGCCCAGAACATCGAATATGGCGTGAATCTGCTGGATTTCACCGAAAAGACCGACACCAACGACCTTTTCACCCGCATCTGGCCGATGGGCAACAAGCACACTGTCGAAGAGACCAAGACCCAATGGAAGTACAAGTTCCTCTGGTTTAAGTGGGGCTCGACTACCGTGACGACCGGCACCCACGAAGAGCGTTACGGCATCAACGGCACGAGCCAGAGCGCCGTAGACAAGTACCTCCCGAAAAAAGGCTACAGCTGGAATCGGGAGTACGGGTGGATCCAGAACGACGAGGCCGTAAAAAAGTTTGGCGTGGTCTCCAAAATCAGGGAGTTTGACACGGACAGCAGCGACGCCACCTTTGCCGCCGCGGTGCAGGACCTGGAAAAGAACGACCTCATGACCATGAGCTATGAGGTCAAGGCCGTTGACCTTGTGGACGCGGGCTATGATACCGAGCGGCTGACTTTTGCCAGCTTTGCCCATATCATCAGCAAGCCCCACAGCATCGACGTGATCATGCTCTGCACCAAGCTGGTGGAGCCGCTGGATCACCCCGAGAAAAAAGAGTACACCTTTGGCATGACCCGGCGCACCCTCACTGACCGGGCCGTGGCAAATCTGGGCGTGACCAACGAGCTCTCCGAAAAGACGGCATCCACCAGCAGGTATGCAGGTACAACGCAGATAGACACCACGCAGGCGGGCAAAACTGCCAGCGATTTTATCGACTACGCACCCGCCTCCGGTATGACCGTTGGCCACGCCAGCATCACGGCCAACATCCATTTCGGGACGGACGGCCTGACCTTCTCCGGCGTAAAAAACGGCACCGAGCTGCAAAGCTGGTCGGGCTCCACCTTTGCGGCCCAGACCACGAGCACAGACCTCTCCGGCTATGCGGCGGTGCTGCTCACCTACGACGGAGACGCCGCAGCGTGGGCTGCTGCCGGGGGCAAGGGCCGGGCCTTTGCGGTGCTGCCGGTAAACGGCAAGACCTACTCCATCCTCTTCCCCGGCGCTCTGGCCCAGCGGCGGGACGTTACGGCGTCCAAAAGCGGCGTGACCTTTGGCAGCGGATACCGACAGACGGCGGCAGGCGCATGGGTGCAGGATGATACCGCCTGCCGCCCGGAGGCGCTGCAGGGCTTTATGTAAAGGAGCGTGATTTTTATGGGCAAGCTCATGGGGGCAAAAATCGGCTCTCTGCACACCTTGGACGACCTCGGCCTTTACCTGTTGGTTGGCAGCCCGCTCATCTCCGGCGCAGAGCCGGACAAAAAGCTTGTGCAAGTGCCGGGCGGCGATTTTCTGCTCGACCTCACCCGGGCTGTGGACGGCAAAGTACACTACCTCCAGCGCACCATCCGGCTCGACCTTAAATGTAAGGCTCCGCCGGATGAGCGCCGCAAGGTGCAGAGCGTCCTCGAAAACGCCTTGCAGGGGCAGTGGCTGCGCTGCGTACTGGACGAGGACCCGGCCAACTTCTGGGTGGGTCTGTGGACAGTGTCGCCCCAGAGCAGAGACCGGCATACCGGCACATTTTCCATCACCGGCACCTGCAATCCCTACAAGTACAACGCCACCGCCTACGCGGGTGCAGACTGGCTATGGGACGATTTTTATTTTGATGAGGACGTCATCTATGACGAGCCTACGGAGGTAAAGAGCCTGTGAACAAAACTTTCGAAGAAAACATCAACGACATCCGCAAGGCAAAGCGGGGCGTTGAGGTGCGGGAGGCGATGGCCGAGAGCCTTGAGTATGTGGAGGGCTTTGCCTCCACCGCCACTCAAAAGGCAGAGGAGGCCGCAGCCAGCGCCAAAACCGCAGCCGGTGCCAGGGACGCAGCAGCCGCCTCTGCTCAGGCTGCGGAACAGCAGGCAGGCATTGCCGCGCAGCAGGCCGAGACTGCCACACAGCAGGCCGAGGCCGCCGAAAGCTCCAAAGCTGCCGCTGCGGAGTCTGCCAAGCGGGCAGAGCAGTTTGCCAAGGAGACCGAGGGCCGCGTCACCACCGACCCCACCCTGACAGTCAAGGGCGCTCCCGCAGACGCCAAAGCCACCGGCGACCGTATCAACGCTATCAAAATCGAGACCGACAAGACCCTCACCATCTCCGGCGCGGCGGCGGATGCTGCGGCTGTGGGCGGCATCGTGCTGCCCCGGGTGGTGGTGCAGACCGAGGCGGGCAGCTCCATCGTCCTCTCGGACGGCGAGAAAGACGTGAGCGGCGTGGATGCGGACGGCAGCTTCTCTGCGACCCTGCCCCACGACGGAGAGTGGACCGTCACCGCCACGCTCGGCACCGGCGCGGCCACGGAGACGGTGCAGGCGGAGTATTGCCGCACCAAGACCCTGACCCTGACCTACTACACCCTGACTGTGACGGTCAAGGCTGGCAGCACCGTCACTGCCCAGTGCGGGGACAAGACCGTCTCAGGCACGGTGCCGGAAAGCGGCAGCGTCAAGCTGTATCTGCCCATCGCAGGCACGTGGACGGTAACGGCCACGCTGGGCGACGAGACCACCACCGCCACCGTAGAGGTCACCGAGTACAGGGACTATCCCCTTGAGCTGGCCTACGTCCACATCTACGGCGCAAGCTGGGACGGCACGAGTACGACCAAGTGGAGCCGCACCGACGAGGCAGCGGAGTTTACCGACCCTGTACCGTATGTTGCGGGCGCAAAGAGCTACGGCAGTCCTTTTGATGACCGTCTGCCGTGGAGCGGCATGGTAAAGAGCGAGCGCACCGGCGGCACGATGGTGGCTATCCCCAAGTTCTGGTATTTGTTGGAGCAGACCGGCTCCGGCATGAGCATCAAGATCGCCGACAAGAAGGTGGCTGGCTACTCCGTCTCTCCCGCTCACATGGACAGGGGAGACGGCAACGGCGAGCGGGACGTGGTCTATGTTGGCCGGTATCACTGTGCCAGCGGCTACAAGAGCAAGACCGGCAGCCCCCCGCTGACAAGCATGACTCGCTCCTCTGCCCGGACGAACATCCACAGCCTCGGCTCTGCCATCTGGCAGTGTGATTTTGCCATGCGGTTTACGCTCTGGCTGCTGTACATCGTCGAGTTTGCCGACTGGAACAGTCAGGCGAAAATCGGCTATGGATGCAGTCCGAGCAGCAACACCTTTACGATGGGTTATACCGACTCGATGCCGTATCATACCGGCACCGATCAGAGCAGCCGGGCCACCTACGGCGGCACGCAGTACCGCAACATCGAGGGCCTGTGGGATAACGTGTTGGACTGGTGCGATGGCTGCTACAACAACGGCGACGGCCTGAACATCATCCTCAACCCCGCAAACTTCAGCGACGGCAGCGGCGGCACGGCGGTCGGCGTTCCGTCCAATGGCTGGCCGTCCGCATTCAGGGTCAAGACAAACGGCGGCTTCCCGATGTTTATCCCCACATCCACGCCCGGTAGTGACGCAACGTACTCGTGCGATTACTGGAGCTTCAGCTCGTCGGGCCCGTGCCTTTGCGTTGGTGGTGACTATGGCCACGACTCCTACTATGGTTTGTTCTACGTCTACTACGGCAGCACGTCGGACGCCAACGGGGGCATCGGCTGCCGCCTCCAGGAACTCCCCAACGGGGGAGTCTGAGGGGGCCGCAGCCCCCGCAGATAACCGCGCCGTAAGGCGCTGAACTTTATATGGGACTGTCTGTGCATTGCCGGTGTTTTTGTTCCCGGGTGTCGTGCGATTACTGGAACTTCAGCTCGTCGGACCCGTGCCTCTACGTTGGTGGTAACTATAGCCACAACTCCAACTATGGTTTGTTCTACGTCAACTACAACAGCACGTCGAACGCCAACGGGAACATCGGCTGCCGCTTCCTTTTTGATATTTCCAACCTCACAGATTCTTGGCACAGACAGCCGCACACCCCACGGTGAAGATAGGCATTTTGGGAGCAGGCTAGTACACTCCGCAGGGAGCGCTGGAAAGCCTGTACAGCTAAAAGGAGGTATCCCAAATGAAAAGGGCTGGAAAGCTCTTTGATACGCTAATATCAGACGATAATCTGTTGCTTGCCATTGATGAAGTCAACCGCACCCACCATTGGTGCAAGGGCCACCGCCCCAACACCTGCACGGCGTGGGTGGAAGAAACCAAAGCGGAGCGGGTGAAAGACCTGCGCCGTATGCTCATCAAGGGCTTTGAGCCGAAACCGCCCCATGTCTCCCAGCGCTGGGATACCAGCGCCCGGAAGTGGCGAACCATCAGCGAACCGGCGCAGTGGCCGGACCAGTATGTGCATCACGCCCTCATTCAGGCGCTGCAGCCGAAGATGATGCAGGGCATGGATTTTTACTGCTGCGGGAGCATCCGGGGCCGGGGAACGGAGCGGGAGAAGAAAGCGATCGAGCGCTGGATGAAGTACGACCGCAAGGGTACAAAGTACGAGTTCTGTGGGGACATCCGGCATTTTTACGAGAGCCTGACCCCGGAAGTGGTGATGGCGAGAATGCGCCAGCTCTACAAAGACCGCCGCGTCCTTGACCTCATCGAGCGCACCATCCGCAACGGCATCCAGCTTGGAACCTACACGTCTCAGTGGCTTGCCAACGCCGTGCTGCAGCCCCTCGACCGGCTCATCCGGGAGAGCGGCTATTGCAAGCACTACGCCCGGTACATGGACAACATGACGGCATTCGGCCCCAACAAGCGAAAGCTGCGCAAACTCCGCATCCTTGTGGAGGGCTGGCTGAACGCCCACGATCTGAAGCTCAAGGGCGACTGGCAGGTGTTCCCGGTGGCAAAGCCGCAGCGCAAAGTGCCGCTGGCCCTGCCCCGGCGTGGCTATGAACGCACCAAAGGCCGTCTGCCGGATGCCGTAGGCTATCGCTACGGCAGAGGGTACACCATCCCGCGCAAGCACAATCTGCTCCGAATGAAGCGGGCCATGGCAAGGTATCGCCGCCGCATCCGGCAGGGCAGACCCATCCACCCCAAGTCGGCCGCCAGCCTGCTTTCCCGGCTGGGACAGCTGCGGCACTGCAACAATTATCACTTTTATCAATGGCTGTTTCGGGGAGAGCGCATCATGCGCGACCTGAAACGCATCATCCGCAGCCAGCGGAGAAATGAGGAGATCGCATGGAATACGTATTTGGTACAAAGGGCCGCATCGAAGTCCTCAAGACCAAGGGCGACCACCACACTGATCTGACCGGGTATCACCAGATCGAGCGGGAGTATCCCGACCAGACCATCACTGACAGCTTCCGCATTGTCCGCAAGCTGGATAGCCGGGAGGATGCCGAGGGCGGCTGTTATGACTGGTACGAGATCGACCGCCACTACCGGATGACCGACAAGACCGGCCCCGTGGCGGAGCAGCTGGCAAAGACTGCCGCCGAGGTACAGGATGCACTCTGCGAGCAGGACGCAGCCACCGATGAGCGGATGAGCACCCTTGAGGATGCCGTCTGCGAGCTGGATGCCACCATGGCAGCCGCAAGCAAGCTGTAAGGAGGTAACATATGGATAAAATTTGGGCAAGCCGGCTCATTGCCGGCACTAAGACCTGGGCAGAGATGCCCGCAAGCCGCCGCACCGCCGTCAAGAAGATCCTGACCGAGCGTGTGGCCGAGGGTGAGATCACCCCGGAGCGTTACAAAGAGATCACGGGGGAGGACTACGATGGGTAAGCTGCTGGAACTTCTGGAAAAGCTGGTGCGGGCCATCTTTGGCCCGGGGGACAAGCAGGATGCCGAAGAGGCAAAGCCCGCACCGGAACCTCCCGAACCCCCCGGGGCAGAAGCTGTGACCGGCTGGGAGGGAGACCTTCCTTACCGGTTCATCGACGTGAGCCGGTGGCAGGGAATCATCAAACTGGGGGACTGGGTGCAGGTAGAAGCGGCAGGCTATAAAGGCGCGATGCTGCGGGCCGTAGGGAACCGCAACGGTGTCCCCTACATCGACCCCACCTTCGAGGACAACTATACCAATGCAAAAGCGGCAGGGCTGGATATTGGCGTCTACTACTACACCGACGCCATCACTGAGAAGCTGGCTGACGAAGAGCTGGCTGCACTGCGGCAGGCGCTGCGGGGCAAGGAGCTGACCATGCCGGTGGCGGTGGACATGGAAGATGAAACGCTTGCCGTGCTGAAGCCGAATGACCTGACCAACCTCGCGGCCTACCACCTCGAGCAGATCGAGAAGATGGGGTTCTTCGCCCAGCTCTACACCTACACGAGCTATGCCAACCGCTTCCTTGAGATGGAGCGTCTGGCCGGGCGGTGGGACGTCTGGCTTGCCGACTACACCGGCAAAACGCCCAACGTGACGTTTACCTACAACGCCCACCAGCACACCAGCAAGGGCAGCGTGCCGGGCATCAACGGGCCGGTGGACCTCGACGTCACGACGGTGAACTACCCGAAAATCATCCGTAAGAAGGGCTTGACCCGTCTCCGGGAGGGCAAATGACCGAAAAAGAAGCTTTGCTGTGGGTACTGGGCATCCTGGGCAGCCTGTGCGCTGCAGCCATCACCATCGACAAGGTGCTGGACATCATCCACAAGTACATCAAAAAGGCGCAGGAGCCGGACAACGAGCAGAACAAGCGGCTGGATGAGATGGACAAGCGCATCGGCACCTTGGAGCAGGGCCAGCTTCAGCACACGCAGGCCCTCGCCCGTGACTTGCGCCGCTTTGAAGAAATCGACGAGGTGAGCCGTCTGACCCTCGACGGGGTGCGCAATCTGCTGGACGCGCAGCTGTCCGGCAACAATCGCGAGGGGATGCAGAAGAGCCGCGCCGACATCGACAACTATCTGTTAAAAGGAGTGACCAATCATGGTAGCACTGGCAACTAAGCTTTTTGACCTTATCCCCGCCCCGGTGGCGGCAGTGCTGATGCTGGGCGGCTTTATCTTCTACGCCCTCGGTTGCATCCGGCTGGGCTACGGCGCAGCGGTAAAGCCGCTGGTGCTGGACCTCATCGAGCGGGCAGAGCAGGAGATTCAGGGGACAAAGCGCGGCGCAGAGCGTAAGGCGTGGGTGGCAAAGACCCTGCGGGCCGCTCTCAGCGCCAGCAAGTGGGGCAGATTTATCTCGTGGGCCATCACCGATGAGACCATCGGGCGGGTGATCCAGTTTTTCTTTGACCGCATGAAGGCGGCACTGAGTAAGGAGTAAGACCATGAGCAGCACTACATACCAGATTTACGCCAAAATCAAGCAAATCCATCGTAAAGTAAGCGCAATTTGCACACTTTCAGCGAGAATTTCCCATTTTCAGCATAAATTCACCGTTATGGTGCGCAACGCCGGACAGCTGCCGCAGCCCTTCTGGCTCGGTGCTGCCTGTGGCGGCGGCTCGTGTAGTGCTGCCCCCTGCGCTGCAAGGACTTGACCGACAGCAGATGACCGCCGCCATCAAAAGTGCACCGCTTGGGAGGGTAGACCGTAAGATAGCCTTACTGCGGTACGTTGAGCGGCTCCCGCTGCCGGACATTGCAGCACAGACCCATTACAGCCGGACG